GTGCAGGGGCAGGGGTTACCAGCCAGAATAGCGAGCTTGGTTTCGAGATCGAGTAGGGGGTTCATATTTGGGCACCTCCGGCCACGCATCGGGTTGTCGGCCAGTGTACGGCATGGCCACGTCAGCGAAATGCTCCGGCGCGATCCAGGCGAGCTGGCCGTTCTCCATGCCGAACGCCGGGTTGGCCAGCTCCAGGCTGGGCAGCAGGCCATACGGCACCTCGATCTGCACCAGCGTGCTGGCGGTCAGCGGCACGCGCCGCTGTTGCGGCGGCGGCTCGCGGTGGATCCAGCTTAACAGGGCGACAGTCAGTGCGGCAGATATGAAGGCAACGGCGGCGTGCAACGCCAATTGACGATTGGTGGTCATGGTCCTATCTTCCCTGCGCTTCGTTGTGATGAACAAAGCCATTGTGCAATGCAGACTGCGCAATGATCCGCCCCCGGCGCGCGACTTCACCCGCCGGGGGCGGTTTGTTTTTAGTCTGGCTTACCCCGCAAAAAGACGGGGTCGTTCTTGCGGCGGCGCAGGACGTCAGCGATCTCCCCCAGCCGCTGAGCTGCACCCTCAATGCGATCGCGCAGCTGCTTTTGCGGCCAGTTGTGATAGCGGACAGCTTCACAGCATTTGCACTGCGTGCCGCTGTTGTCGAAATCCTGCGCCATCCGTTCGATCTCGAAAGCCAGTTCATTGAGCCGTGCGGCGTGACGTTCAATCATGTCAGCCTCCAGTAGCCGTACACACAGCGCGTGCCGCCGCGCGACGGGTCGTAGACGTCGAAGATCACGCCGTCGATCACCGCGGTCCAGTGCTTGCTGACCGACGCGATCAAGCGGCCGTTCGGCAGCTCGCCGCGGGCCAGATGCACCGTGCAGCCGGTGCCGATGCCCATGATCGGCACCCAGACAAGGCCCAGCTCGCGCAGGTAGTCCTGGCACCACTTGCGTTTGACGTTGATGCCCTCGCTGGCAGTGCGGCCGCGCCGCCCGGTGCGCTTGCTGACGCGCTGGGTGGCGTTGCCCTCCGCGAGGCGGTCGTACACCTCGCGGTAGGGCCTGCCGGTCACGATCGCGATCGCGCGGGCGACGCAGTCGCCGCGCGCCGACTTGAACCCGGCCTTGGCGCGGCCGCCGTCATCGATGACCACGGTCATGCGTTTCATTGACGGCCTCCCGACAGGTCGGGGATGTCGTCGTCGAGCTTGGCGGTGAGCGCCTCGTACCACGCCGGTTCGAGCAGCTTGCCCTCCGCCACCGACGCCGGGCCGGTGTGCAGCAGCGGCTTGTCGAGCCGGGTGAGCTGGGCGCGCAGTTTCTTGATGCGGTCGGTGTTGCGCACCAGCTGATCGATGATCTGGTCGCGCCGCAGCTGCGCGCGATACAGCGCCTCGCGGGCCTCCGTGCGGCGGCGATCGCGGAGTGATGGCTTGGCCATGTCAGCGGCCCTCCGCTTCGCTGATCAGGTGCGCGCCGAGCTGGCGGGCCTCGTCGAACGTCAGCGAGACGCCGACGAAGCGCCCCTTCCAGCGGATCTGCAGGTAGACGTTTTCCGGGGATTGCCGGTAAGCGCGGACAAAATGCACAGCTTTGGCGCTGGCGCTTTTGCTGCTGCAAATGGTCAGCCGTGGTGCCGACCGGGTGGTGAGAGCAAGATCCTTCATTGTCAGTCCTCCGTTTGTGATGCAACGGAAGCATCCTAATCGCACCAAGCCAGACTGTCAACCCTGACATTCTGGCCTGATTTAGGGGGGTCCAGATTAGTTGGACTAAGCCCCGAGCATTTCGAGCAGCCCGGCGCGGACAGGCTTGGAGCCGCCGTTCAGGTAGCTGACCAGCTCGACGGCGTGCGTGGCGTGTACAATCAGCGCCAGCCGCACCCAGTAGTGAACCGGCGAGCCCTCGTTGGTTTCGGTCGGCTCGTAGTAGCCGACCTCCCAGCCGTCGCGCGTGCGCTTCATCGTGTGCATGTCAGTTCTCCTCGATTGGTTCGTCGGCGTGGTAGTTCGGATTGGTCAGCACCTCCGGGCGGTACCGGCGCATCTGATCCTTGTGACACTTGAGGCAGGTGCGGGTCAGCTCGATGCCGCGGGCGTCGACCTGCCACGCGCTGTCGAGCCCGGAGCCGCACGGGCAGGGGCGGAAGCTCATGGTTCGCTCCGTTCGACCGTGATGCGGTACACGGTGTCGTTGGCACCCGGAAAGAGATTGGCGTGCGCACGGGTGCGGATGTAGACGCACTCGCCGACCGAGCCCTTGTCCATTGCGATGTCCCAGTACGCGGGGCCAGCGGTCGAGAACAGCTCGCCCGGCAGCAAGTCGCGCGCAGTGACCAGCTCAACCTTGATCTTGACGGGCACGGCTTTCCTCCATCGAGCGTTTTGTCGTTATGGCAATGCTTGACAGCATGTCCGCGAGAATGTTGAGAACCCTGTGCCGGTCCAGTGAGCCCGCGCGGAGAACGTGCCGGGTCACCAGCATCTCGAGGACGGCCTGCTGCTCCAGCACCGTGAGCGTGTTGAGGTTGTGGATGATGCGGTGGAGAGCCGGGAGAACATCCCCCGGCACGCCGACGAACTCCTCCTGCATCTCGCTCATGGGATCACCATCAGCAGTGCGCCGATCGCCATCGCGATCGCGAGGAACGAGAGCGGGTCGCTGGCTTGGTTCATGACGCGCTCTCCGCCGTCAGCGCGGCGACGATGTCGGCGTGGACGCCCTCGACGAGGAAGGTCTTTTTGTTCTTCAGCGTGATCTGCGAGCCGGGTCGAATGGTGCCGCAGTAGTCCTCGATGTCAGACACCTCCGCCGGGTTGATGGTGACCGGCACAGACGTCCTGCGCGGGTCGTATTCGCTGACCCAGGTGTTGAAGGTTACGAGCTTGGGCATTGTCAGTCCTCCGTTGTGATGAACGATGGCGGCTGGGCTCACGCCCAGCCGAATTTCTCGGCGCAGATCGGGCCGATGCCGCGCGCGATCGAGACGTCATTGAGCAGCCGCTGGCCGCACACGCCGCAGCTCGAGAACGCCTTGGCGAACGCCACCACTGCCGTCTCCGGGTCGGCGGCGACGGTGACGATGGCGGCGGCTTCCGCGTCGGTGCATTCGAACTTGCGGAAGAACTTGCCGCCCTTGATGTGGCCCAGCTTGCGATCGTCGTGCGACTTGACGAACAGCATGCCTTCCCAGGTCGAACCGATCGAGCCGGGGCGGAACGACAGCGTGATCTTGTCGGGATCCGGCGACGTCAGCTTGAGCGGCTTGACGAAGGTGCCTTGCTGGCCGGGGCGTGCAGCGCGCTCGCGGGCGACCGCGAAGGCCTGCTCGATCTTGGTGGCGTCGACCACCGGGGCTGCAGCAGTGCGAACTGCGGCGCGGTCGGCGTCCTTCGCCATCAGGCGCTGCACGGCGGCGAGCTGGCCATCGGTCAGTTCGCCGTACTGCCACAGCTTGCCCAGCAGATCCTGCGGGAAGGTGAACGAGCCGTTGCGCTCGACATTGCGCTTGGCAGTGTCGGCCAGCCACTTGGCCTCCGCCGGATGTGCCGCGAGCCACGCCTTGGCGCTACCCTCAATGAGCTGGCCCTTCTCAATTCGCTTGGCGGCAGCGCGGCGCTGGTTGCGCTCGCGATCCTCCGGCGAGGACTTGAAGCTGTTCTTGCCCTTGCCCTTGCAGGCAAAGCAGTCGCCCATGATGCGGCCAGAGTAGGACACGAACTTGCCGGTGCCGCGGCACTTCGGGCACGTCTCGACAAAGCCTTCACCGGCCTGCGCCTTGGCGACTGACGGCATCGGCGCGCCAGCCGGAGCGGGGGCGTCGAGGCTGTCGTTGAAGATCTCGAATGGGTTGGTGGACATGGGGAGCCTCCGTTGTGATGACCCCTTATAGCGCCAAGCCGTCACCCCTGTCAAGCTGGCCTAGTGAACGTCTTTTGGGCCGTCTTTTGGGCCTATTTCATCGCGAAACCGGGCCAGCTCCGCGCGCAGGTCGTTGGCCACCTTCTGGGTGTCGAGGTTGTCGCGCCGCTGCGCGCCCGCCATGACCGCCAGCATGTGCTTCGCGCCAGCGAAGAACGCCGCGCGCAGCGGGGTCAGCTCCGTCTCCGGCACACCATCCGGCATGCCGCTCAGCACCGTCATGACCCAGCCAGCCTCGATCAGGTTGCCGTCTCTTGCACAATTCTGTGCGCGTGCCTGCGCTTCTTCGTCGGTCATCACTTTGGCAGCTCCTCAAAATAGCGGCAGGCCTTCCAGATCTTGGTCAGCGTGCGGCCGTTGCGTCCAGCCATCTTGCGATACATCGCGCAGTCGCCGTGGCCGGGCCACCTGTTGCGGTGCGCGCAGTCCCCGCAGGTCTTGCCTGCCGGGCCGGTGCCGGTGAAATACGCCATCCCGCTGATGACGGCGTCGCGATCCGGCGCGCCCGGAATTTTGGTCATGGGAATGGCCATCGGCACCTCCACTTGACCTGCAGGTTAATTCAACTAATCTGGACAGTCCAACTAATCTGGAGATATCCACCATGACGACCCTGACGTCCACCTCCGTGCTGATCGACGCATTGGGCGGCAACCAGAAGGTCGCTGCCATTACCGGCGACCGGCCCGGCGCGGTCAGCGGCTGGCGCAAGGGCAAGCTGCCCGCCGCGACCTACGTCGCGCTGCAGAAGAAGATCCGCAAGATGGGGCTGCACGCCCCCGACAGCCTGTGGTCGATGCGCCCGCGGCCGCGGCAGCGGACCAAGCAATGAAGAGCAACGCCACCACCGGGGTCTGGCGCAGGACGCCGCTGCTTGATGCGCGCTTCAACGAGCTGCTGAAGGCCCAGCCGCTGCTGACCTACACCGCGATCGCCGAGCGATTGTCGGTGGAGTTTGGCGTGCATCTCACCAAGAACGCCTGCATCGGCCACGGGCGGCATACCGGCGTGCCGAAGCGGCAACCGTCGCGATCGTATGCCGGGCGCAAGGGCCGCAAGCTGAAGCCACGGGCCAAACCCTACGTGCCCAAGGTGCGGTTGCCGCCGCGCTTCAGGCCGAAGCCGCGCGTGCTGGGCAAGATGCTGCTGGAGCAGCTCCACCTGACGCAGGACTGCCACTGGCCGATCGGCGACCGTGCGCCGTTCCTGTTCTGCGGCGACGCCACGGTGATGGTGCAGCCGCCGTATTGCCTGAAGCACCTGCACCTCGCCTGCCCGGCGACGCGGAGGGCGGCATGATCATCCCGGAGGTCAGGCGGCGGCTGCTTAAGATCGCCCGCGAACTCGAGGCCCGCGGCAAGGCGTCGATCGGCAGGCGGATCCGGCGGCTGGAGAAGGAGCTGTACCGCCGCAATGGCGTCGGTCGGACACCGGTTCGCTCGCGATCGGCTACGCCGGATCTCAAGCGCCAGATCCGGCAATTCAAGCGCGCCCGGCCCGACGCCTCGATCCAGCGGATCGGCAACCGGTTCAAGGTCAACTCCGCTCGCGTATCTGAGGCTCTGATTGGGAAGCGCAAATGAAGCAGCTCATCCGCACCACTAAGGGCTGGTTCATCGTGCAGCCGTCGACCGGCAACAACGCCTACGCGGTCTGGATCGGGCCGTACCGCTGGCGCTGGCTGGCGGCGCTGATGCGGCGGTGGCACTGATGCACGCCCCCGATGATCACCGCGCCGTCTACGTCTACAACGAGCGGCATGGCACGCTGGTGTGGGAGGGCTCGCGGCGGCTGTGGATCAGAACGGACGCCCAGCCGATCCTGTTTCACCGCGCCGCCAGCCGGGTGTCAATTCGCGCCGCGATCGCCATGCAGCTCGCGGTGCCGGTGTCGGCAGTCGAGCTGAGAGCAAGAAGCGCAGACGATGATTGAAAACTGCCAAGTGAACGATTGCCAGAAGCGGCTGTTGCTGGCCGAGATTGAGCAACTGCGCGCGGCGCTTGAGGCCGCCAACAAGCGCGCAAAGTGCGCGCCGGAGCCGCCCGGTGCACGGGGATACGAGGTCTAGTGAGATGCCCAGACAGCCCCGGCGCGCGGCCGAGCATAACCTGCAGGCGAAGGTGTTGCGATACCTCACCGAGAACCATGCACCGGATGTGTTTGGCTTCGCGATCCCGAACGCCGGGCGGCGCACCTACCGAGCCGCCGCGGCGCTGAAGGCCGAAGGCATGATGCGCGGCGTCGCCGACACCTGCATCATGCTGCCGCGCGGCCGCACCGGCTGGCTGGAGCTGAAGACACCGCGCGGCGTACAGTCTGACGAGCAGCAAGGCTTCCAGGCGCGCTGCAAGCGGCTGGCCCACACTTACCGCCTTGCCCGCACGTTCGACGAAGCAGTGAGCGTCCTGGCGGATTGGGGAGCATTACGATGATTGATCGCAAGACAAAACCTATGAACATTCGTCTCGCGTTCCGCGAAGAGGGCGAACTCTGGAACGTCTATCTGGCGCTGCCCGACACCCTGGCCGGGGCAAAGCATGTCGGATCGATCGCCATGGGGTCCGTCCAAAAGTATCCAGACATCAAGAACGATTTCATGGCGCTGATGAAGCGGGTGCTAGCCAACGCCGTCGAAGAGATGACGGGGAACCCGCCAGACGATTGGGAAGAACGCCGAGCGCCAAAGGGTGAGCGCTCCGGCAATGCCTGACGACCCCAGCCACGATAGCAACCCCTTTGAGCAGCTGGCGCGGCAGCAGATGCGGCGCAAGACCTGGGAGAAGGCGCTGGCGTCATCGCACAAGGCCGAAGCCAAGAAATACGCCAGCGATGCTGACGCACCGATGGTGCCGGGCAAGCAGGAAAAAAAACAGCGCGACGAGGCGCGGCAGGTGCGCGCCTACAAGCGGTGGAAGCGTGCCGAGATCCGCACGCTATTAGAAGGGCCGCATCGCATCCCGTGGCTGACGTTCTCGCGCATGCTGCGCCAGCTCACGCTCGAGGATCCACAGCCGCTGATCGATTACGTCGAGCGCGCAGCGTGGTTGCGTGACGCCGATCAATTGACCCGCTACATTGCGCTGGCTGCAATCTCACAACGCATCGTCAAGCTGCGCATCCAGAACGGCTACCCGCCGTTCGATGACAGCTTGCCTAACGAACCGCCGACTGCATTCGAGGTGGTTCGCGAAATGCTGTCGCCCGATCGGCGACGCTGACCGTCAAATTGACAACTGCCGCGGATCCGAATAATTTGGAAGTTCATCACAACGAGGATCCTCAGACCATGACCAAGATTGTTTCCCAGGCGCTCAACGACTACGCCACCGCCGACATCAAGCCGTTCTTCACCGACCGCATGTCGACGGTCGGCGCATCCGAGATCGGCCAGTGCATTCGCAAGGTGTACTGGACGAAGAACGAGGAGGACGCCGAGCTGCATGCGCCGCGCGATGAGGAATACACCGACACCTGGGGCGCGCGGATGCGCGGCACGGTGCTGGAGAGCAAGTTGTGGGTGCCTGCGATGCGCAAGCGGTTCAAGAAGCGGCTGCTTTACGCAGGCAAGTCGCAGCGCACCTTCACGCACAACTATCTCAGTGCCACACCGGACGCGATCGTGATCCGGCTGACGCAGGCCGAGAAGGACGAGATCGGCACCAACGGCAACGAGGTGCTGTTTGAGTGCAAGACGATGGATCCGCGCACCAACCTGACCGAGCCGAAGCAGGAGAACGTCTACCAGGGCCACGTCCAGGCCGGGATCCTGTGGGCGACCACCGATTTCCGCCCCGAACACATCGTGATCTCCTACACCGACGCCTCGTTCTGGAACGAATGCAAGGAGTTCGTGGTTGCCTACGACCCCGAAATCTACGAGGCGGCGCAGGCCCGCGCTGCCATCATCATGACGTCGACCGACCTCGAGCGGATCCCGCCGGAGGGCTGGATCGCTGGCGGCCACGAATGCCGCTACTGCCCGTTCACCAAGGCCTGCGGCATCGAGCGGCGCAACCTGCCGTTCGCCGACGACGACAAGCCGGTGGACCCGCAGCTCAAGGCGGAGATCATCGATATGGCCCGATGGCTGAAGCATTACGAACGCGAGGGCGAAGCCAGCGAAGCCAAGGTGCGCGAGCTGCAGGACCAGATCAAGGGACGGCTGCGCGACCACAGCATCCGCAAGATCCCCGGCGTGGTGACGTGGTCGGCCGTGAAGCCGCGCAACGGCTACGACAACAAAGCTGTGCAAGCCGCAGCACGCGCCGCTGGCGTCGACGTCGAACAATTCGCAACACAGGGCGAGGCAAGCGATCGTCTCGTCATCACAATCACGGAGTGATCCGTGATGCATCCGGCCAGCGGCACTCGCTGCTGGTCAAACCTTAAACACCACACAGGAAACATTGATCATGGCTAACGAAATGACGAAGCAGCACAACGGCGGCCAGCTTGCGCTGGGCGGCGAGAACCCGTTCCTGCAATACGGCGAAGCCGCCAAGCAGACCTCGATCGTCGGCGAGCTGCTGAAGTTCTCCAAAGGCGATTGGATGTCTGGCCAGAACAACGACGTCGTTGAGGACGGCACCGAGTTCGTTGCCAACCTCGACGAGTTGCTGATCGGCTGGATCCGGTGGTCGGACATGAAGCCGACCGACCATGTGATGGGCAAGGTGGCGAAGAACTACCAGCCGCCGCACCGCAACGAACTGGGCGACCTCGACAGCAACAACTGGGAGACGGACGAGCGCGGCCAGCCGCGCGATCCGTGGCAGAAGTCCAACTACCTGCTGCTGCAGGGCACCGACGACCGTGACGGTGAGCTGTTCACCTTCACGACCTCGAGCCGCGGCGGGCTCAATGCGGTCGGCGATCTCTGCCTGAAGTACGGCAAGGCGATCCGCCAGAAGCCCGACCAGTATCCGGTGATCAAGATCGGCACCGGCAGCTACCTGCACTCCAACAAGGCGTTCGGCTACATCAAGTACCCCACATTCGAGATCGTGGGGTGGGTGCCGAAAAGCAAGTTTGCCCAGGTCGACGAGGTCGAGCGCACGCCCGACGAATTGAATGTCCCCGACACGGCTGCGTCGCCACAGCCTCCCGGCAAGGCCACGAAGCCCGCTGCCGGTAAGCCCAAAGCCAAGGCGCGTTTCTAGGACGTCAGACTGCCCCGGCAGTGCGTGCTGCCGGGGTCTTTTTTTCAAGGGGGTTTCCACGTGAAACAGCGGCGCGGCGCGAAGAAGCTCGGCTCCACCACAGCCCCCGCGGTCACCGCGGCAGAGTTCATCGCCGCGCTGTTCGGCTTCACCGAATGCGAGATCTACTTTTCGTCACTGCCGAACGAGCGCAACGACCCAGCCCAGCCGGGCGAGCGGCGCATCCTGACGCGCGACGTCGCGCCGGTCGAGCAGTTCATCGCCAAGTGGGACCGCGCCGGGCGCGGGCTGTTCTTCTGCGTCAGCACGATCGAGGGCAAGCGCAACAAGGCCAACGCGCGCGAGATCACGGGCGCACACAGCGACATCGATTTCAAGACCGTTGCCGCCACCGAGGCGGAGATCTGGGCGGCGATCGCCAAGCTGCGGTACCCGCCCACCGTGATCGTGCGCTCCGGCTACGGGCTGCACCTGTACTGGCTGTTCAAGGAGCCGCTGCTGCTGGAGATCGACGACAACCTCGAGCGCGTCGAGGCGGTGCTGCGGCAGCTGGCCGACCACATCGGCGGCGACCTCGCGGTCTGCGAGGTGGCCCGCCTGATGCGCCTGCCCGGCACTCACAACACCAAAGGGGGACAATGGCGTGAGGTCACGGTCGAGCGCATAGACGGGCCACGCTACGAGCTGAACGATCTGGAGGAGTGGCTCGCCGAGAGCGCACCGGTATTGCGTCGCGCCTTGGTGAGCCACCCCTCCGGTGCCCAGGCCCAAAGCAACGCGGTGCCTGACAACCCGTTCCTGGCGGCCGCCCGGCTGCTCGGCTTCAAGCCGCCGGTCGACGTCGAGGCCCGCCTCGAGGCGATGCGGTACGGCGGCGCTGGCGACAGCTCGATCCACAGCACGCAGCTGTCGGTTTCGGCGTCGCTGCTCAACGCCGGTCGGGATCTCGAGGAGGTGGTCGGGATCCTGATGGACGCCACCCGCGCCGCCGCGGGCGAGTACGGCACCCGCTGGAACTGGATCCGCGAGGAGAGGGCGCTGTGCCGGATGTGCGCGACGTGGGTGGCCAAGCACCCGCCAGCGCCAAAGCAATTACCACTTGAACGCGAAAACGCGGCCAGCCTGACCGCAGACCATGGTGAGGCTGCAACCAGCGCTGGTGATGGCGGTGAGCGAGCGCCGGAGCCTGCGGCGGTGATCGATCTGGCTGGCGCTCGAGCCCAGCGCAAGGCCAAGCCGAAGAAGGGCGACACGCCGCTGCATATCACGGTCGCTGAGGCAGCGCTGGCTGGGATGGCAGAGCGCGGCGAACAGCTGCTGATCACCGACGAAGGCGGTTATATCTACAGCGACGGGCTGTGGAAGCCGCACACCACCAAGACCGCCCTGGAGCCGCGGCTCGATCGGCTGCTCGAGGAGTGCACCCAAAAGCTGTCGCTGAACAGCTCGAGCCGCACCATCAACGAAGCCCGCAAATGGATCATCCGCAGCCCTGACCTGTACCGCAAGGCGGTCGCCTGGGACGCCCACGGTATGGTGCCGACCACGTCGGGGCTGATCGATCCGCGCACGGGCGAACTGACCGCGGCCGAACCCGAGCATCACGTCACATGGCGGGTGCCGTTCGCCCACGACCCGCTCGCGACGTGTCCGCTGTGGCTGCAGATGCTGGACGATGCGTTTGCGGATCGCGATGAAGCAACCAAGGCCCAGACCATCCAGCTGCTGCAGGAGCTGCTCGGCATGGGCCTGATCGATCGCAAGCCGAAGGCGCTGTCACGGGCGCTGGTGCTGCAGGGCAATCCAGACACCGGCAAGTCGGGGATCCTGAACGTGTTCGCCGGGCTGTTCGGCGGGCAGGTGATCACCGCGGCGTTCGACACGCTGGACAAAACCCACGGCCTGATGCCGTTCGCCGAGCGCCAGCCGTGGGTGCTGCATGAGGCGTTCGATCCGTCACGCTGGCACCTGAGCAGCACGACCAAGGCGATCATCTCCGGCGACCCGGTGCAGATCAACATGAAGGGCGGTGCGATCTACAGCCACCAGTTCACCGCGCCGATCTATTGGGGCACCAACCACCCAGCACAGTTCAAGGAGGCCACCCACGCGATCGTCAACCGGCTCGCGGTGGTGGCGTGCCACCGTAAGTTCGACACCAAGAAGCCGCCGATCGGGGTCGAGGCCGAGGCCCAGCGGCTGAACTATGCCAGCGCCGCCCATCTGGTGCTGGCGACGGAGATGACCGGCGTCCTGGCATGGGCCGTAGACGGGCTGCGGCGGGCGCTGGTGCGGCGAATGTTCGATCTGCCAGCGGAGAGCCTCCAGACCGCAGAACAGATCTTACGCGACGCCAACCCAGTCGCCGGGTTTGTCGAGGACGCTATCGAGTTCGATCCCAACGCCAGGATATCGGTGCCGGATTGCTGGGCCGCGCTGGGGCTGTGGTGGATCCGAAACAAAAACAGCGACGGCCGCCACATGCCGAGCCGGGCGGTGATGGGAAAATCCATGAAGGCGCTGGGTGACCCGCGCATTGCCGTCGACGATCAGCAGCTGCGTGTTTCGCATACCCGCTACTACGCCGGGATCAAGCTGAACGTGGAGGGCGTGAAGCTGTGGGAGCAGGCCAAAGCCTCTGAGGCGTATCAGCTCAAAGGCCGCCTGGGCGACGCCTCCAGCGACACTCCTTACGACGATATTCCTATGTCGTGGCATGCAAAATCGGTCATCCAAACCATGCGGGCAGCACATGGGGAGGCTGCTGTCATTTCGGAGGTTCTGCTGTCACCTGTCATGGATCCGCTGTCACCTGACATCGATTTGCATCCCGAGGTGTCATCCGACCAAACCTCTGGAGAGGCTAGGAAAAACAAGTCCCCCAGGTTCTAATGACAGTAGATGACAGCATTTTATAGAATACTAGAGAAAGCACTGGAGAAGGGGGGAAGCGTGAACAAAACGGCTGTGTGAGAGGATTTCTAGCGGGTAGTGAAATCCCGCGCATCTCCCCGCATCGGGGGGTCGGAGCCATGCGGCGGTCGCATGGCGCAATCATCACAATGAGGAGGTTTCGATGGTGAACAAGACAACACCGCGGGAAGAAATCATTCAGCGGTGGCGCGGGGTCGTGGGGGCGGTGGCGCGGGTTTATTATGATCGGATGGGGGGTCGGGGGTCACCGAGCCAGCATCACCTTGAGAATTTTTCGGAGGCCTGCGAGCGGCTCCCGGAATATCAGATCGACATTTTCGGGCTGAACCTCACACAGGCTTACCTTGATCTGATTTTGGATCTGCCGAAGAGGCGCGCGGCATGAATGCCGCGCAGCTGTTGAAGCTGTGGCGGGGCCGGGCCACCGCGGCGGCGCTGCCGTTCGAGGAGCAGTGGACGTGGCGGGCGCTGCGCAAGGTTGATCCGCAGCTCGAGCAGCGGTTGCGTGAGCAGCGCGACCTGTTCGACGAGATGTGCGTGGTCGGCGCGCCGAAGGACATTGCCGAGCATGGTGCGGCGATGGTGCGCGGCTACGGTGTCGCGATCGCGTGCATGCACCGCCACGCTGTCAGGGTTGAGCGGATCCGCGTCGCCAAACAAGGGCCCAACTTGCAGCAGTTGGTCGAGCAACACGGCGGCTACGACAAGATCCCCGAGCCCGCCTGGGAGCAGTTCGAGCGCGAGAAGATCGTGTGGCGCGGCAAGCTGCGGTTCAACGAGTTCGATCGAGAGGACGACCCATCACAACAGGAGGAGGCGTTACGATGACAGGCAATGGACA